ATCTGCGCTGTCCCTTGGATGGTGACTATGCTATAGGTGAATCCTGGAAAGATACACATTAACACTAGAGGGACATATAATGAAAGCACAGAAAAAACGATTGATGTTCAACACTGTTGACGATTACAAACGGGCTCTGGACATTGCTACTATTGCTATTGAAGAGTGGAATGAGGCACGAGGGTTGACTTCCTTTGATCCGATCTTTGAAGCTCAGTTATTTCTTGAAGAACTTCAAGAAGTAGTGGAAGCTTCCACACTTGCTGAACTCTTTTGTGAGTTGGCTGACTGTCATTTTGTTCTCAAAGGATCTCAGTATAAACTCGAAATGAGTGAGCTGACTGAAAACTATTGGGAATCTTTGGAGCAGTGCTTGGATCTTATTGGGAAGATGTATATAGAGCAGTTGGAGATCACTCCTGAAGACTTTGGAGTTCTCTTCTACAACGCACTGGTAGTGGTGATTGGTAATAACTATCGAAAGCCCCTGCGCAGTAAAGATGAAAATGGGAAGGTAGTCAAAGGAAAGAGAGTGAAGAATCCTGTGACAGTCTTTAAGCCTGTTTGTGAAGAGCTCGGTTATGATCCCGAGATGCCTGTGACTCCTCCTAATGGGCTGGCTGAGGAAGTACAGATCCTTGCTAGAGGGCTTGCAGCTATTCAGTAATGAAAGGAGAAGTGATATATGAGATTGAAAATTGGTACTCTGTTGGAACTACAGTCACCTGATACATACATTACAGGTCTCTCTAAAAACCAGGTACTTGAACTCTGGCTTAATAAGGAACCGATTGTCTTCTTGAAGTCCAATGGGGGCACTATGCTCCTCATAGCTATTCCTGCTTGTATGACAATATGTTGGATTCACAAGGACCACTTCAAGATGCCTCCTGAAGAAGCGTTCACTAGTGAACTCGCAGTAGAAGTAGAGAGTGTGGATATGGTCAATCATCCTCCTCACTATCTCGATCTTGGTATGGAGGTGAAGGACATTATCAAAGAGGTAGTCACATATACCTTTGGGAGTAGAGCCTATAAAGCTTACTGTCTTGGTAATGAACTCAAGTACAGACTGAGGGCTGGACATAAAGGGGATGCTGTACAGGATCTTGAAAAGGCTGCCTTCTATAGGGAAGAGAGGTACAAGTCATGAATTGTGTTATATTAGCTCGTGCACTGACCGGACCTGCATTGATGCGGGAGGCTTGTAGTATGACTACGAGGGGTGAGAAGCAGTCTACTATCTCTTTGGAGGCTATATACAGGTGTGAGCATAGCCCTATCCGTACACAGCTTTTCTGGATCGAGATGTATAACATTCCTACCTATGTGTCTGTTCATTTTGTACGGCATAAGGTAGGTGTAGAACATTTTGTACAGTCTAACCGGACAGATCGTGGGGGATCGGATGACCTTACTCGTATGGCTCCTGTTAATCATGGGATGCTTGTTAATGCACAGGCTCTTATCCAAATGGCTCGAAAGAGGCTTTGCCATAAAGCTGATGAAAGAACACGGGAAGTTATGAAGGAGATCAAGAGAGCAGTAGGGCGTGAAGATCCTGACTTGGTTCCTTTTATGGTACCTGAGTGTGTGTATCGCAACGGGTTCTGTCCTGAACTTAAACCTTGCGGGAAAACGCAAGTGAGGGGAGGTGTATCATAGGTTTCTTTAGCTTCCTTGGGGGCCTTATCAGTCCGATCACGACTGTGGTTAAAGGCTATCAAGAACGGAAGAAGGTGAAGCTTGAAGGCGAGTTAGCTATACAGAAAGCTAAGACTGAGGCTACTGTGAATCGTCTCAAGACTGTAACCGAAGGTGACATTGCCTGGGAGAATACACAGATCAATCAAGGAGGGTGGAAGGATGAGTATTGGACTATCATTCTCTCTATTCCTTGTATTCTGTGCTTCATCCCAGACATGTTCGAGTATGTGGTTCGAGGGTTCAGTGCTCTGGATAAAACACCTGAGTGGTATCGTTGGATGGTTGGTGTGAGTGTCAGTGCCTCGTTTGGTTATCGTAAACTGGCTGACTTTATGAGTCTGAAGAAAGGAGCATAACAGTATGAAAGAACTTAAAAAAGATTGTAAGACATACACAACAAAAGAAGGGTGGGCACTGCTCAAAGTGTTTCCTACTGCTACTCCTGTTCTTGTGTTTGAATTGAACAAGAAGACTTTGAAACCTTTTGAAGAGAGTGATAGTTCACTTATCTCTAGGGAAGGTATAAAGAAGATCAAAGGTTTGGAAGCCAAACTGAGAAGTATTTATGGCATCCTTGAACCCCTTATTTTCTATGTATTTTGCAATACAAAGACAGGTGAGATAGTGATTGTAGACTTCAGAAAAGAAGATGGAGCACAGGCCAGCACATGGTCCAGATACTTGTGTATGAGTCTTTTCAAAGAATAACCCGGCCGTCAAGATCAGGCGGCAGAAAGGCACACATGAAAGAAGAACCCCGCGAATTGCCGCCTGTATCTCTGCACGGCGTTGTTCTGCCTCCTGATTCTGAAAACCAAAGCGGAAGGAAATAGCGATGAACATTCAAGAAATGCGGATGCTGAAAGAAAAGCTGGAATCTTCGATTGCGGAAGAACTCGGATCGTTTTGCAGGCAAACCGGGCTTGTCGTTTCGGATGTGCGAACGGAAGCGCATTTCGTTCACGATGCAAGCGCGAAGCGCATAGCATCGCCGGTTTATACCGCAGCGGTTCGAGTTGAGCTATAGGCAGAATGACTGAGTTCACCGGCTGGCCGCAGTTTGGCCAGTCCGCGTGCAACGACTGGTTAGCCGAATACACAATGAGTGAACAACAAGCAGAGAGGTGGTTTAAATGGAACTCCGAGAAATAAAAGACGAAGAAAGACCCCTATGTCCACAGTGTAAAAAGCCTTTGATATGGATGCGATCTGACACCTATTACCATGAGGTTTATGGTTGGGATTATGATTGCGAGTGTGTTGATACTGCTAGATTAAAACCTGACCACATTTTCAGGTTCACGCCATGAAACCAGAAAAATATTTCAAACACATTCGGCGATTCTGGTTGGGGAACTGGAATTTAGAGGCTAACAACAACAATACAACTATAAGGACAGTCTATTATGGACTTGCTCATAGATGCTGACATCCTGCTTTACAAGTTTGGCTTTCGTAACCAGGATATTATTGAATGGCCTAATGGGGCTGTTACAGAAGAGAAGAATCTTGAAGGAGCTGTGAAGGAGCTGGAAGAGTTCACTAGTGAACTTCTATTGGCTACTCAGTGTGAGCGTCCTATTTATTGCATCTCTTCCAAGGTCAACTTTCGGCATGATATTCTCCCTAGTTACAAGCACAACCGGGACAAATCAAAGCGGCCTCTTCTGTTTGGTGAATTGAAGAAGTATCTTCGAGATCACTACAAGTGTAAGAGTTTCCATAGACTCGAAGCTGATGATGTCATGGGTATCCTCGCTACAAGATACCCTGGGAAGTATTGTATAGCTACCCTGGACAAAGATCTTCGACAGATCCCAGGCTGGCACTATAACTGGAACCATGATGATGAGCCTGTGAAGGTCACTCCCTTTGAAGGTGAATTGCTCTTCTACAAGCAGGTCCTGATGGGTGACAGTGTAGATGGTTTTGGTGGGTGTCCGAAGATAGGTAAAGTCAAGGCAGCAAAGATTGTAGAAGGGTGTATCCACTTGGATGAAGAATATCCTAAAGGGTATATCAATCCTTTGGAGGTGTGGAAAGTTATCAAGTATACCTACGCTAAAAAGGGCCTGGATGAAGAGTATATTCTACAACAAGCACGAATGGCCCGGATACTTCAGAGCACTGACTTTGAGTGGGGCACCAAGAAGCCTGTTCTTTGGTATCCACTTCCATTCGATAGTGTGTTGCCTTGTGAATAACAAATACAGTAAAGAGGTTTGAACATGCTTAAAGAAGAAGGCTACCCGGTATACTTCTCCTACCCTGGGGAATTTATAGGGTTCATGCAGTATCTGAAAAAGAAGTACCCATTTCAAGAGATATGGAACCTTGAAGGGATCGGGGATCAGCTTGATATAAACAGGTTTGCTAAAGGTTTCTTCACCAATGAGGAAGCTACAAGTGATGTAAGTGTAGATGCCAATGCTAATGTAGAGTCTAAAGATGTGATTGCTTATAGCTTCGAGGCTTTTAAGGCTCTTAGTAGATTGAACAACTATTACCTGCTTTGGAAGAAACTGTACGAAACAGTAGGTAGAGAACAAGCAGAGTATATACTTGAAAAGCAATTTACAGGTGCTATCTATATCAACGACTTCTCTGGTGATTTTGGTAAGCCTTATTGCTTCAATTACAGTACCTTTGACATAGCTCTTGAAGGACTTCCAATGGTACAGAAGATTACTTCACTTCCACCAAAGTATCTGTATTCCTTCAAGTCACAGCTTGAACAGTTTGTAGTCCAGGCTTCCAATTCTACCTTGGGAGCTACAGGCTTTGCTGACTTGTTCATTGTCATGGCCTACTATGTGGATAAGGCTCTTGATGAACTCCGTGATGGTCACTTCAATTTCCAGAGTGAAGGAGATGTATGGGTATATGTACGAGAGACTCTTGTAAGTTTTATCTATACAATCAATCAACCTATGCGGGGTAATCAAAGTCCTTTCACGAATGTCTCTGTTATGGACAGGTACTTCCTGGAAGAGCTGCTTCCAAGTTACACGTTCCCTGATGGGCATACTCCGAACATTGAAACAGTGCTCAAGCTTCAGCTGTGTTTTTTGTGGACGATGAACCAGGAGCTGAAAAGAACCCCTGTGACCTTCCCTGTAACCACTGCATGTTTTTCTGTAGACGAGGTCGGGGAAATAAGAGATCACGCTTTTCTAAGGGATGTGGCTCATCACAATATGGATTTTGGTTTTATCAATATTTATATGGGAAAGACCAGTACACTCAGTTCATGTTGTCGTCTGCGTTCTGACACCAAGAACGAGTATTTCAATTCCTTTGGTGCAGGATCTACAAAGATTGGATCACTTGGCGTGGTTACTCTCAACCTCCCTCTTCTTGCACGATCATCTGCAAACGCTCAGCACTTCCTTACCCTTGTGTGTGCTCATGTTCGTTATGCTGCTCAGGTGAACAATGCTAAGAGGAGCTTCATACAGGATCGTATCAATGAAGGCGCAATGCCTCTCTATTCTTTGGGCTTTATGGACCTCAAGAAACAGTACTCCACTTGTGGAGTCAACGGACTGTATGAAGCTCTTTCTATACTTGGTTTTGATATACTCTCTCCTGAAGGGCTTGAATTTGCATTACAGGTGATTGAAGCCATTAACAGCGTCAATGAAGAGTGCACCTCAGTTTATAGTTACCCCCACAATTGTGAGCAGACTCCCTCAGAGACAAGTGCAATCAAGCTAGCCTCCAAAGACACTTTCTTTGGCTGTAACCCTGAAGGGTATCCTTTATACTCCAACCAGTTCCTACCTTTGACGCATGAAGCTACATTGATGGACCGCATAGACCTTCAAGGACAGCTTGATAAACACTTTTCAGGTGGTGCTATTTGTCATGTAACCACTGGTGAAAGGTTCACTAGTGAACTTATGATGCGGAATTTGATCCGGCATTGTGCTTCAAAGGGTGTTGTCTATTGGGCTGTGAACTATACGTTACATCGGTGTGTCAATGGGCACATGAGTGTAGGAGATAAGCTTACAGTATGTCCACTGTGTGGTGAGCCTATTGCAGATACTTTCACAAGAGTAGTAGGTTTCCTGACCAATACAAAAAATTGGCACAAGGTGCGTAGGGAAGAAGACTTTCCAAAGAGAGTTCAATATTACACGGAGTGATAAACAATGAGAATATCTATCAATGTGTTTGATCCTCAGTTTTCTTTGGAACATGAAGCTCTTGAAGTGTATCTTGCAGGGTGTAGGCAGCACTGCCCCGGCTGTCACAATCCTGAAACGTGGGACTTTGAAGCTGGTAAACCCTATAATGCAAAGTGGCTTCACCGTGTAAGAACTCTGGTAAAGAACAATCCAAGGATTGTACATAACCTGTGGGTACTTGGTGGTGAACCTCTTGACCAGAATCACGAGGATCTTTGTAATCTATTGAAACTACTCAGTAGCTTTGGTGTTCCTTTGTGGCTCTTTACAAGCTATGAACTTTCTCAAATACCTTGTTATATTAAGTCTTGTTGTAGTTACATTAAGACCGGCAAGTATCTCAAGGACTTCCCTACCTCTCCTAACTACCGAGAGTTTGGAGTCCACCTTGCTACAACCAACCAGCACATTCATAAAAAGGGAGAACATTATGTTTGATCCTCAGCAGTTTAGAGGACTTGTAATAGATGTACTCAAAGAACTTGGCCTAGAGATACCTTACTCTGATGTAGCCGTTGAACTCCTCATGCTTACAGCAGCTCACGAGTCTCTGATGGGCACTTATCTCAGACAGGTGAAAGGACCGGCACGTGGAGTGTTCCAAATGGAGCCTGCTACAGAACAGGACATTTACGACAACTATCTGGCTTTTAAGCCTAACCTTGCTCACTTGGTGCTTGGCTTTCGGATGCAGCAGACAGACATTCCTGATCTTGAAAGTAACTTAGCCTATCAGATAGCTATGGCGAGAGTGCATTACTACAGGGTGCCCGAACCTCTGCCCAAGTCTTCAGATCCTGTGAAGCTGGCTGAGTATTGGAAGAAGTATTATAATACTCATAAAGGTAAGGGTAAGGTTGAGGACGCTGTGAATCATTACAAAGCGATCCTTTAAGGCTTTGTGAGGGAGGGTAGATTATAGTCTACTCTCCCTTCTTTTTGAGGGTTAGTTATTGAGGTGAGAAACGGGATGAATCTATCTTTATACAGTTATGATCTTATAGAATCCTTAGATAAACAGTATCCAGAGAAGTGTCCTGATATTTTAGACACTGAGAGAACGATTTGGATGTATGCAGGTAAGAGAGAACTTATCCGCACTCTCTGTAATTTGAGGAAGAAGGACGAGTTGAGTAAATACAAACAACCAACAGTATCATAGGAGGTAGTAATATGTCAGGTGGTAGTGCTCCAGATGTCAAAGTACCTGAGCCAAAGCCAGTACCGGAAGAGCCAGATATTCTCTTTGGTGAGGAGGAGG